TGTTTGAATCGTTTTGATACCGATACCAAAATGTCTTTCCTTGATTTGTACACCAAACTTGATGCACCAGCCAAAGAAGAAGATCCTGTTACAGTGAATGTGCCTTCATATAGTGAAGAAGTACCATTTTAATTGATACATTTACCACTAAGAGTATTGACTTACTCTTAGTGGTTTGTTATAATTATGAATCTTGAGAATGACCACCTCTCAAGTGTATTACTAAAGTGTGGTTTTATTATGGAGTTTTATTATGTCTAAGATGACTACTAAAGAAAAAATGCTTGCCGCTTTGAGCAAGACTGATGGTTACAATACCTTCACCACTGCCCAGGCACGGGCACGTTTCGGCATTACTAACGTGGCCGCACGTATCAACGAATTGCGTGAAGATGGACATGCAATTTACACCAACAGCAAAACACTTGCTAATGGTCGTAAAATCTCCTTCTACCGCCTTGGTCAGCCAACCAAGCGCATGGTTGCAGAAGGCATCAAAGCCCTACGTGCAAAGGGTGTTAGCACTTTTGCCTAATCCCTAGGCGATTGCTAAGAAGGATGTGATATATACTTATATCGCATCCTCTTTTTTTTATGGATAAATTATGGAAATAAAAGTTAAAATTGAAGACTTGAAGAAGCATAAATTGTTTGTTGCGACACCAATGTATGGCGGCATGGCACACGGCATGTATGTTAAGGCTAGTCTTGACCTACAAGCACTCATGTCCAAATATGGAGTTGAAACACGATTTTCGTTTTTGTTCAATGAATCGTTAATCACACGGGCTAGAAATTATTTGGTAGATGAATTTCTCCGCTCTGAATGTACCCATCTATTGTTTATTGATTCTGATGTTCACTATAATCCACAAGATGTAGTCGCACTTCTAGCACTTGATAAAGATGTTATTGGTGGTCCTTATCCCAAGAAAGCTATCAACTGGAACAACATCGCACTAGCCGCACGTAAACATCCAGATTTGCCAGCACATGAATTAGAAAATCTTGTTGGCGATTATGTGTTCAATGTCGTTAAAGGCACTCAACAATTTTCAGTAACTGAACCTCTAGAAGTTTTGGAGATTGGTACTGGCTACATGATGGTCAAGCGAGAAGTGTTTCCAATCTTGGAAGAAAAATATCCTCAATTGCGTTACAAACCTGACCACGTTGGGCAAGCACACTTTGATGGCTCAAGGTACATTCACGCATATTTTGATACCGTGATTGATACACTTGATAGTGCAACTGGCGGTGGTTCTGAAAGATACCTAAGTGAAGATTATATGTTTTGTCAACTATGGCGCAAAGCTGGTGGTTCTATCTTCTTGTGCCCATGGATGAAGACACAACATATCGGTACATATCCTTTCACGGGTAACCTATCTAAGATTGCTGAATTGACAGGAAAACTATAATGACAACTTGGTTGCCGCCAAAACCTGATGATATCAAAGCATCACAGACTGCAACTACAGGCGGTCGTAAGTTTGACGGAAACAAACTAGAATATGGTTTGATTCCGCCTCTTGCTCAACAAGAAATGGTACGGGTTCTCACTTTCGGTGCTCAGAAATATGAGAGAGATAACTGGAAAAGAGTTCCCGATTCCAAACGCAGATACTTTGATGCACTGGAACGCCATATATGGGCATGGAAAATGGGTGAGAAACTAGACCCAGAATCAGGTATACATCACCTAGCCCATGCTATGTGTTGCCTATCTTTTTTGTATGAGCATGATGTTAAGTATTCGCTTGACAATGCTGAATGAATATTGTATAATTAAATTTTTTTGGAGAGTATATTATGAAATTGTCTAAAGACACCTTGACCGTATTGAAAAACTTCGCATCTATCAATGATGGTATCATGTTCCGTAAGGGTAGCGTATTGCGTACCTGTGATGCATCTAAACAAGTTTTGGCTGAAACAACAATCGCCGAAACGATTGATGAAGATTTCGGTATCTATGACTTGAATAAATTCCTTGCAGTCCTAGGATTGCATCAGGATAATTCACAGCTTCAAATTGATACCGCAACCAAGTCTGCAATTATCAATGACACCAGCGGTCGTAGCAAAATTACATATCGTATTTGTGATGCGACTATGATTAAAAATGCATCCGATAAATCTGTTAAGATGCCAGATCCTGAAGTGACTTTTGCTATCTCTCAGGCGGATCTTGAATTCATTATGCGGTCCGCTTCCACTCTTGCTACTCCACACATTTCAGTAACTTCTGATGGTAGCAAAATCTTTGTCTCTGCACTAGATGACAAAAACACATCCACACACAGCAATCAACTTGATGTTGGTGCAGGTAATGGAAAGAAATATAAGATGTTGTTTAAGACCGAGAATCTGAAAATGATTCCTGGTTCATATGAAATTTCTATTTCTTTCAAAGGTATCGCACACTTTAAGAACACCACAAAGCCCTTGCAATATTGGGTTGCTACAGAACTCGGTTCAACCAGCGAAGGTTGATTTGATTTTTTTTGAATTTTTTATTATGGAGTTTTTATGCAACATTTATTGTGGACCGAAGCACATCGTCCCAAAACTATTGAGGAGTGTATTCTACCGGAACGCTTGAAGAAGCCGTTCCAAGAATATGTTAATTCGGAAAAGATTCCACACCTGTTACTATCTGGTGGTGCAGGTGTTGGAAAAACTACAGTTGCGAAAGCAATGTGTAATCAGATTGGTGCTGACTACATTATGATTAACGGTTCAGATGAATCAGGCATTGATGTTTTTCGTACCAAGATTAAAGACTTTGCATCGTCAATGTCATTCACTGGCGGTCGTAAAGTTATCATCATTGATGAGGCTGACTATCTAAATCCAAACTCAACCCAACCAGCTTTGCGTAATGCAATGGAAGAGTTTGCATCAAACTGTTCTTTCATCTTTACTTGTAATTTCAAGAATCGTATCATTGACCCACTACACAGTCGGTGTGCTGTTGTTGATTTCACATTAAAGAATGATGAAAAGACAAAGATGGCTGGCCAGTTTTTCAAGCGAATCCAGTCAATTTTGCAAAGTGAAAATGTTGAGTATGAAGACAAGGTAATTGCTGAATTAGTCAAGAAACACTTTCCCGACTTTCGCCGCATTCTGAATGAACTGCAACGCTATTCACAGTTTGGTAAGATTGATGTTGGTATTCTCGCACAGATTGGTGATATATCAATTGCAGAAATCACTAAACACTTGAAGAACAAAGACTTCGGCGCAATTCGTAAATGGGTTGCTACTGCTGACTTTGATGCCGCAACATTGTATCGTAAACTGTATGATAGTCTTTATGAAGTATTGCAACCACAAAGCATACCTCAAGCGGTTATTATTCTAGCCGATTATCAATACAAGCAAGCATTTGTTGCTGATGCTGAGATTAACACCGTTGCTTGTTTGACTGAACTTATGGTAAGCGTGGAGTTTGTATGAGTGATTTTGAAGTACATCCAATTGGAACAGCCACTGAGATTAAATATTCTCGGGAATTAGTTAAAGCGATTGAGCAGATTACATACCAGTATGGAGACGGCATCGTGCCTAAGTCTGTTTTCAATGCATACTTGAAACTAAAACACCACCATGATGTTAAACTTGAATCGGAAAATCTATGATATTAGATTTATTTAAGCCCACATTTGATTGGATCAAAGATGACTACAGTTCTCATCCTTTTCGCTTTGCTGCCGAGCTTCTTGCTTGGGCTATTAGTATTGGGTGTAGCATTACAATGGCACTTACCGTACCAACTCCTCCTCTCTTGGCTCTATATCCTATTTGGATTACTGGCTGTGCTATCTATGCTTGGGCTTCTTGGACTAGGAAATCTTTTGGCATGCTGGCTAACTACCTATTGTTGACTACCATTGATACGATTGGTTTGATTAGGATGTTAACATGAGTCCATTTGATTATGTAAACCAGATCCTGCAGGGTAAAAAGCAGATGATTGTAGATGATGCGACTGAGAAGTCCTATGAGCCATTTCTTGTGAATCGTGCGCTTTCCTATCACAAGGACTGTATCATGTATGCTAATGAAATGAATCGTAGGACTCTCCTAGACAAGAAACTGCAAAATGACTATTTACTAAATATAGTTAGGTCCAAGAAAAGACCTTTCAATAAGTGGGTTAAGGCTGAAAAAAGTGAAGATATAGCATGTGTAAAGACATACTTCGGTCTATCCGATTCTAAAGCCCGTGAAGCCTTGCGCTTACTTAGCGATGAACAAATCCAAGAATTAAAAGAAAAAACCGATATCGGTGGATTAAGGAAATGAAATGGTCGACTTATCAACCTTTGTTGAGGTGACGCTAAACGAACACGATGACTTTTTAAAAGTGAGAGAAACGCTAACCAGAATTGGTGTATCCTCACGTAAAGAACGGGTTCTATACCAGTCTTGCCACATCTTACACAAACGTGGACAGTATTATATTGTCCACTTTAAAGAATTATTTGCGCTAGACGGAAAACCATCTAGCATCATAGATAACGATATTGAAAGGCGAAACGCAATAGCTAAACTCCTAGAAGAATGGGGTCTAGTTAAGATTGTTAATCCCGACATTATGGTAGACAAGATTGCTCCGATTCATCAAATTAAGATTATATCTTACAAAGAAAAAGATGAATGGGAACTAGTCAGCAAATATAACATTGGAAAGAAATCTCAAGAATGATTGGGGTAAATTATGAAAAAATTGAAAGAGAAGATTACGGAGTTGAAGAACATCTATACTGGTGAGATTGTTTGCACCAGCAATTTGTATGAGAAAAGAGTGGATAGCACAATGACATTTATTCAAGTTTACAAGCCGGAAGAACCACAAAGAAAATACTTTGTAAATGGCTCGGCCTTCGTAAAGTTGCATAAATAACTGTACCCACCTTAGGGCTGTTTGATGCTACGGTATAAGGCGTCCGTGTAATTACACCTCCGACACGATAGTTTGGACCAGTATAAGGTAAGCTGGAAGTTATGCCTTCGGGGTAACATTTTTTTAACTTGCTTTTAAAGGAGAACTTTATGACAACATTAAGATTCACACATCTATACCCTTCCGTTGTTGGCTTTGACCGACTACTTGACACATTTGATACCATGCTAACGGAAAAACCTACCACTTTCCCTCCACACAACATTGTTAAAGTTGATGATAATAATTATCTCGTTGAACTTGCTGTTGCTGGATTCGCCGAAAGTGAAATCACTATTGAGGTGTTGAAAAATACTTTGACTATCAAAGGCGAAAAAGGCCTTGATGACACCAGAAACTATTTACATCGTGGTATTGGCACACGTTCGTTTAAGAAAACTGTAACGTTGGCTGA